ATGATTCCGGCCGGACTGATTATCATCATGCACCTACACGGGAAGTTTGGGGAAAAATCCAGGGGAACCATGTGTGGGTTATCAAGCGGGTACTGGAAAATCTGCTGGCAGAAAATGGCCTGAGTTTCCGTGCGGTTTCCAAGAAATGGGCAGCCCAAGGCAGACTGGTGCCGACAAAACAGGGAAAATTTGCCAGGCAGGAATCAATTTCTGGTGTAAAGGGATGGTTCGTTCACTTGAAACGGTAAAAAGTTCTTCCTTTTTTTTACAATGCAAGAGCTAGGTAAGAATTTTTAGAATCCGGAAACCCGCTTGTGGTCTAGGTTTTAGCTTACTATTCTTACCTTCTTACCATTCTTACCTACATATATAGATACGTATGGACCAATTTTTTTTCAAAAAGAAAAATGAAACGGTCTCAAATTAAATGATTTATATATGTGTATCCGGAAATGGTAAGAAGTAAGAAAAAAGCCAAAACCCTAGAACTGGTGCGTGGTTGGGGCTCTTACCATGGTTTTGAAAAGGTAGGAAAGGTAGGAAGTATTTGTATATGTCACTGTAAAAAGTGAAAAAACGAAAGGAGAAACCATGCTTCAAAATCTGGTAAAAGAAATCAGGAGCCAGTACAAGCTGTGGGCAGATATTGCAGAGCATGGCTGCGGAGATCCGTTCTGGGAGGACGGATGCAACATGAACCTGGCCAGAACCCACATCATTGGCCTCCGGTTCAAAATCAGTGAACAGGCAACGGAAGAAATGAAACCACTTCCAAAAGAATTCTACTGGGCCCTTCCACCAGAAGTTCCCGACACCTTCATGGTAAGGAATGGAAAGTATTATCGGACAAGAGTTACAAACTGGGATGCAGGAAAAATCAGGAGAATCGTTCTGAAAGCTGATTTGGAGACTGCGCTGTTTTAAGAGGTGACAAAAATGGATACATTGAAAATGCTCATGGATTACTGTAAACGAACAAAATGCGATGCGTGCGAGTTTCTCGATGACGGGTTATGTACGTTCTTTTACGAAAATCCTGAAGACTGGCCGGATCCGGACTATGTAAGGCAAGTAATTGAATCAGATAAGGAGGTCAACCATGGAACTGAGACCGTATCAGCAAGACCTGGTGAATAAGATCCGGCAGGCTATCTGCATCGGTTCCAACCGGGTCTGTGCCGTGCTGGGCTGCGGGGGCGGGAAATCGGTGATTATCGCTACCATCGCAAAAGCAGCTACGGATAGGGGAAACAGAGTGCTGTTTCTGGTACATCGCAAAGAGCTAACTGCACAGATCAGCCGGACTATGGCAGCCATGGGAGTGGATCCCTTCCTGTGCAAAGTGGCCATGGTGCAGACCATGGCCCGGCAGAAGACTCTTGCCAGGACCATTCCTCCGGCTCTGATCATCGTGGATGAAGCCCACCATTCCCTGGCTTCCGGATACCTGCGGATTTTCGATTATTTTCCGGATGCGACGGTGGTAGGCTTCACAGCCACCCCGCAGAGAATGGGAACAGGAGGCCTGGGGAAAGTCTTCCAGAGCCTGGTGGAATCCGTTTCGACCAAATGGCTGATTGATAATCATTACTTGGCTCCCTATCATCTCTACAGTGTCCCGCTGACAGAAGTAACAGGGATCCATACCCGGCACGGAGATTATGACCAGGGAGAAATCGCAAAGTTAATGGACAAAGGAACTATTTTCGGCGGAACGGTAGCATCCTGGAAGCAAAGGGCAGAGGGCAAGAAAACCATCGTTTACTGTGCCAGCATCAAGACCAGCAAGGCCACTGCTGCAGCCTTCCAGGAACAGGGTGTCCCGGCCGCCCACCTGGATGGCGCTACCCCCAAAGCAGAGCGGGAACAGATTGTCCAGGACTTCCGGGCCGGGAAAATCTTGGTACTGTGCAATGTGGATCTATTCGGCGAGGGTTTTGATGTTCCTGACTGTGAAGCTGTGCAGCTGCTCCGGCCAACAAAATCCCTGACTCTCTACATCCAGCAGGCCATGAGGCCCATGCGGATCAATCCGGCGGATCC